AATTATCGCGCGCGGGTGTGTACCTTTTTACCACGCGCTTGCGCGATCATTATATGCGAAAAAATGCGAAAAACGCGATTGGGGCGCATTAGGCGCATTGAGATTGGAGCGAAACGCAATGGCGAATGAATTTAATGTGGTTGGTGATCTGCTTCTGGATTGTGGGGTTTACCAGACGGTAGAGGTGCCGGAGGGATCGCAGTTTCTGGGTATGAAACTGGATGCGGAGCTTGACAAAATAGTGGTCTGGTATCTGCGGCCGGGGGAAGTTGAAAAGATGGTGGCGGTGGAGTTTTTGACTTTCGAGACATGGGTTGAATGTGCGGATATTCGCGGGCGGTATCTGGGTAGTTACCAGGGGGCTTATAAAAATATGAGGCATGTGTTTGTTCGGGAGCTGGTGCCGGAAGAATATTGATATGGAGTGACTTGTTATGGCGGTTCGGTCATATGAAAGGGGCTGGCCAATTCATTATTACGATGGTAAGTGGGTGTATTCGGATACCCGTGAAGAAATTACCGGGCGGCGAGCGTGTCGGCGGTGCGGAAGGTTGCCGACGAAGGATGGACATGATGCGTGTGTTGGACATTTGCCGGGGAAAAACAGTGTGTGTTGTGGCCATGGGGTGTGGGGTTGCAGTATTGATATGGAGTGAATTGTTATGGCGGTGATGAGTGATAATCTGGAAGTTACGGATCGGAGCTTTGTTTTTCATGACGGGGCACGGCTGGGCGTTGGTAGGACTCCCGGGGGCGGGGTCCTGCTGAGGCTTACCTACGGACGGGAAGAGCTGGCGGTTACGATGGACGGTGAAACCGCCGGGCGGTTGGCTGAGTGGATTACACTCGATGGGCAACAGCGGACGGCCGGGATGATTCTGGCGGAATGTGTCGAGCGCTATGGTCGAAACGGCAGGAAGATCGCAGGGGTTATACTTACTGAATATGGCAATCTGGGTGAGTGTGAAGCTGCCAAAGTTGTCGGGCTTTGCAGGCAGACGATTGCGACCGCCAGGGAAACCACTATCCTGCCTGTTGATGCTGTTGACCTGGTGGAGCAGGTTCGGGCGTGGGGGTTGCCGAGGAGAAAGAGGAAGGAAACTGCGAAGAAAGTTAAGAGTTTAACCACGAAGCCGCCACCGGCGGTTTTAATACCCGGCAAGCCGGGGAAGGACACGAAAAAGATGGAATGTATTAAATGTGGGTGCACGGATGAGGATTGCGGGCAGTGTGTGGCGGCTCAGGGGCATCCGTGCCATTGGGTTGGGCCAGGTAAGTGCAGCAGGTGCTTTTGTAAGTGCGGGGAAGAACTTATAACGGATCGTGAAAAAGACGAACACTTGTGTGAAGAATGTCTGCGGATTAGAGTTAATGGGTTGGGGAAGAAGAGGAAGAAACACGATGATGATAAACAGGATTAGTAAAAAGTTATGGAGCTGGATTCGTCCGAAACGTAAGTGCCGCCGGTGCGGGAACTGCTGCAGCGATGTGGGGCGGGACTTCTGGGCGTTTACGGATCATCACAATATGGCGTTGACGGGATGAAGGAGGTGGAGGTACAGACGGTCAGTATGATTGTTGTTCGTGCTGGGGAGTCAGGGTTCCTGGAAGCGTCCGGTGGAATGGAATTAGGGGCAATGATTTTAGAGGATGCTCGACACTTTAAATTAGGTGAAGAGTATTGTGTCGAATTTACAAAGGATTAAGAAATGGCGAGTAAAAAAGCCACGAGTAAAAAAACAAATAGCAGATCGGCTAAAACAACTAAAAAAGCCACGAGTAAAAAAACAAATAGCAGATCGGCTAAAACAACTCCAGTTGCTGGTACAGCACGAAGCAACAATGGTTTTAGTCGAGCTGCGGCACGATCGGAAAAAGACCAGGCAGCCAAACGGGAGGTTGTTTCGGGGGCGTTTCTGGCGGCTGCTTTTGGGGTTGCTAAACGAACTGTTCAGTCGTGGAAGAAAAACTATGGGATGCCGGCTATGGTGGCTAAGGATAAATATGATATCGCCGAAGTTGTCGCCTGGTTTGTTCGGTGGAAGCTGTCCGAAGTGGTTGTCGGGAATGGTGATGAAAAAAGATTGCTTAAGGCTCAGGCGGATGAGCGGGCGGAAAAGGCTAAACAGGCCGAGATGAATACGCAGCAGAGGAAGGGGGAGCTTATCGATGCCGGGACGGTTCGGCATGAACGGATACAGCGGATTGTTGCTGTTAAAACGGCACTGGAATATCTGGCGATTATACTTAGTGAGAAACTTATCGGGGTTAAAGATAAACAACAAGTTCGGATGATCGTCGGTGGTGAGGTTTATAAGTGTCTGGAGAATTTCGCCGATGGTCGCGAAATAGAACAGGTTAAAAAGAAGAAAATTAAGAAGAAGAAGATCAAGAGTTTAACCACGAAGGGCACGAAGCACACGAAGCACAGCAAGCTGTGATTTTGCCAGCGGGGCAGTGGGGAAAATCAGTTAACAGTTAACAGTAATCAGTTAGCAGTTATCAGTGAATAAATATTTTTTTGACAGGATAACAGGATCTACAGGATAAGAGATTTAACTACGAAGTTTAATTTATGATCGATATACAACCGGTAGTCTGGACATTGGAGGAACGGGAGGCCTGGAGGCCGGTGCCGCCGCTGTCGATTGCTGCCTGGGCACGCAAGTATATTAAACTTACTACCGAAATGGGGGTCGCAACTCCGGGAAAATACGATCCGGATATTACGCCCTGGGTGCATGCGATCTTTGCGGCATATACTAACCGCAGTCGGACGGGGGTTGTGTTCGTAAAGCCGGCACAGATTGGCGGGTCGCTTACCTCTCAAATCATAATCGCATGGGTGATCGATAATGACCCGTCCAATATCCTGAACTTTATGGATACAGCGGACAACGCTCGCTACGCCAGTACAAAACGGATCCAGCCGATGATCGATGCTCAGGATCGATTGCGACATAAGGTCGATCCGCCACGAAAAAGAAATAAACTATCGATTGGCTTTGATGGTGGGTCGCTGGACCTGGCGGGGGCTAATTCACTTTCACAACTGAGTAATAAGTCGGCACCACGGGTCACACGGGATGAGATCGGTAAGTGGAAGGCGAAACTTGGCGCGGAAGCAGGAGCACTCGAAAACGCTGCACAGCGGACTAAAGGGCAATATTGGCATATGATGTTCGATCTATCGACGCCGGTGATGGATGGGGATCCGATCCTAAAACGCTACGACATATCCGATAAAAATCAGTTCTATCTGCCGTGTCCGATATGCGGTGAATATCAGACCCTGAAGTGGGACCATGTTAAATGGCCGCATGATTCGGAAACGGGGGCTAGCTGTACGCCGGCTGAAGCTCGGGATAATTCCTGGTATGAGTGTGAACATTGCAGCGGGAAAATAACTGAAGGGTTTAAGCGGTGGATGAACGCCAACGGCGTTGCCATTAGAGCAGGGCAGACAGTTAACAGTTATCAGTTATCAGTTATCAGTAAAGAAGCCACGAGTAAAAAAACAAATAGCAGATCGGCTAAAACAACTCCAGTTGCTGGTACAGCACGAAGCAACAATGGTTTTGGCATGGCTGCGGAACAACTGGAAAAGACTGAACGCGAGGCGTTTGGGTGTTTGCAGGAATATGTTTGCTCGGCGGGGGCGAGTAGCTGGTCGGTTACTCTGCCTTCAGGAAAAATCAAGAAATATAAGATGGCCGGGTCCGCTCCGTTTAATCCGATATTCGGGCTGCATATTAATCGGCTCTATTCGGTGTTCGAGCCGTGGGGGGTGATAGCTGAGGAATGGCTGCAGGTCGGCTCGGACACATCCAAACTGCAGGCGTTTATCAATTCGGCACTTGCCGAGCCGTTCAAACAAAAGACAGTCGATGTTCAAACCGAAGCGGTGATCTCACTCATCGATCGGAACCTGCCACTTGCTACTGTACCGGATGGGTTTGAATTTATTGTTGTTGGGACCGATTATCACGGACTGCGCTATAACGTTCGATATGTTGCTGTTGCGATCGATGCCGCGTACCGGATGGCGATTATTGACTATGGGGAAACGGCGTCTCTGGCGTCACTGGCCGATCGGATCGGCAGCCCGTACGCTAACCAGGCAAAGACGGCGGAGATAACGGCCGATATGGTAGCGGTCGATGCGGGCTACGAAGCGACCACGATATATGACTTCTGCCGGCAGACGCCGGGAGCGATGCCGATATTCGGACGGACCGGCAAAACATATCGACCGACCGATATCAGACCGCTGGATAAGTATCCGGATGGCCGGCCGATGAAGGGCGGGATGAAAATAATGATGGTTAATACGGATAACTGGAAGGATTATATCCATAACCTGATGACGTTATCGTGGGATGGACATGGTCAGTATGTCCGGATTGCAGACGGGGTCGGAGCGGACTTAATCGAATCGCTTACATCAGAAAAAAGAATTGAAAAGACAGATGCGGCCGGGCGAACAACTACTACCTGGAGGCCGAAGGGGTCAGGGAAAAATCACTATTGGGATTGCCTGGTGTATGCGACGGCGATGGCTAAATGGTGGGGGCCGCAGATAATCGCACATCGTCAGCAGATAAAACGAAAACAGATAAAGCCGACTCGACGCGATCGGGATGGACGGGCTGGTGCGTATTTGGATAATATGCCGGATATCAGTTAGCAGTTAGCAGTTATCAGTTATCAGTTAGCAGTCAGAAGTTAGAAGTTAGAAGTCAGAAGTTAGCAGTTAAGAAAAGTAGTGAATAGTGAATAATGAATAATGAATAATTGAGGGGTCGCTTCGCGACGTTATTTAAGAAATAGATCTCTCGGCTCCGCTCGAGATGACACACAGCAAGCTGTGTATTTGCCTGCAGGGCGAATCGATAACGTAAATGGAAGTTGGTTATGGGTGATTCTTTTTTAGATGATCTGCCGGACCTTGGGCTGGGTGAGCCGCCGGACAGGGCGAAGAAGAAGCGGCCGCAGGTTCAACTGGAACCTGGGGAGGTGTTTGAGCCGCCGCCGGTTCGGTGTCCGTTCTGCAATTGCGATGATACGCGGGTTACTAAGACATTAGCCACCGTGCCGATCAGGCGGTATCGGACCTGTCGGGGGTGTGGGAAGAATTTTAAGACAGTCCAGTTTGAACAGGGGAGAAGGTGAGAAGGGAGAAGTTAAGATCAAGAGATTTGTCCGCAGATAACGCAGATTAACAAAAAAGCTGTTACATGGTTTTGGCTGTTTGGGGGAATGGGGGGAAATTGCAGTAAATTACTGCAAAATCAGGGGGTTAAGGGTCAATTCTTAAGGTGTTGGGGTTACCTATCTTTCCTATTTTCTGGAAAACGAGCGGGCCAATGTCTGCGCGGTGGGAGAATTGCATCAGTTATCAGTTAGCAGTTATCAGTTAGCAGTTATCAGTTAGCAGTGAGGTTTAAGTATGGCGGCTACTTTGGCGGAACAACTTACAAGCGTGCAGGCGGCGATTGCGGCGGTTGAATCTTCCGGGCAGTCGATTGGAGCTTCTGGGCAAAATTGGACTCAGGCGGATCTGGGGGTTCTGTACGCTCGGGAGGAGTCGCTGCTTCGACGGATTGATAAGGCAGCCGCCGGCGGGATCGATCGGACAGTTGCGGAGTTTTAGACAGTTAGCAGTTATCAGTTAGCAGTTTAAGAGAGTAACCACGGATTTGATATTTTAATTTCGTGTGGTTCGTGTGGTTTGTGGTTGAAGAAATATTAATTTAAGAGATTTAACCACGAAAAACACGAAATACACAAAAAAGAAAAAAGCGATTTTATTTTTTAAGACAGGATCTATAGGATAGATGCGGGAAAAAGAACGAAACAAAATTAGTTTCACCAGGCGGCTTAGTCTGTCGATTGATCGGGCGATCTCGGTCCTGTCGCCGAAGGCGGCTTTTGGTCGGGCGAATTATCGGTTTGCTTATGATGCGATCGATGGGAGCCGCACACGCAAGAAACGATCGCTTAACGGGGGGACGGCAGATAGCCAGCTTACCGAACATGCTCAGGATCAGCTGCGAGAGATTTTTCGTGATCTGTGCATAAATAATCCGCTGGTAAACGGACTCCTCAAGACCGAACGGGATGGATTGATCGGGTCCGGTGTGAAGGTTAAATTTGTTTCATCCGATGAAGCCTGGAATAAAAAAGCTAATGCTCTATGGCGAGCTGAGATGATCGAGTCGCCGTGCGAGGTTACGGGGCGATTCAATTTTAATCAATACCTGCGGATAAAGTATCTGAGCTATCGGCGAGATGGGGATTCCGGCACGATATTTACAGACTTCGCACTGCAGGCGATCGAAGGTGAACAGATTGGGACGCCTCTTTCCAAGACATCGAAAAACTACAAGATAGTTAACGGACTGGCGTTCTCCACACAGACCGGCAAATTACTGGGATACTATATCGGTAAGCCGGCAGCCTATGGGTATATCGAACCGGACAGTTGGAAAAAGTATGACGCCGAAAATGTTCATATGATGTTCAGTCCGGAGCGGTTTTCGCAATCGCGAGGTGAGCCGGTGCTTGCATCGTCGATTGACTGGATTGATAAACTCTGCGGGTATATGGATGCTGAGCTGGTGGCGGCAAAAGTTAATGCGGCGTTTTCGGTGTTCGTATCTCGGAAAGAAGGGTTTGGTGTGCCGGGTGCATTTACGGGCGGCTCAAGCTCGACGGGACTGGATCCGGATGGGAAGCGGCTGGAAAAAGTTTCGCCTGGGACGATTATGTATGGCAAGGACGGTGAGTCGGCTACGGGGATTGGGCAAGTCCATCCGGGCTCGCAGTTTGATCCGTTCACAACGAAAATGCTGGCGATGATCGGGCGGCCGCTGCTGATGCCGCTTATTTTGATAACGGGGGACTTCAGCGGCGCAACCTTTATGAACGCACGAATCGCATATCAAAAAGTACAGGAATCGTGGATCGCTGAGCAGGAGAACGTGGTTAAACCGTTTGTTGTTCGGGTGGCGAGGTGGAAACTTGGGCGGCTGGCAGCAGAGGGGAAACTTTCCGCGCGGGATGATGTGCGGATCGAGATCCAATGTAATCGATGGCCATATGTCGATCCGTTCAAAGAGGCGAACGCGGACGCAAAGGAACTGGATAACGGGACCACAACACGCGAGAAAATCTGCCAGCGAAAAGGCGAGGATATCGATGAGGTTACCGACCAGCTGCAGCGTGAGAAACAGGATCGGCAGGAGAAGGGGCTGGAAGATACTAACGATCCGTCCGGTAAGAACATGGAGAACTACGCACGAGCGGTGCGGTCCGGAGTTCCGATTTCAGTGATAGAGGCGAGGGTCGGACTTGGACTGCCGGAAGATCCGCCGAAAGGGGACCGGCTGCGGTTTAATGATCAGAATCTACTGCAATATCATATTGAAAATGGGATTGTGACAATTAACGAGGGTAGGGCACGGATGGGGCTGCCGTCGGTTGCCTGGGGTGATGTTCCTGTTCGCAAGTCGGGTGTTGCTCCGGTTGAGACGGGCGGCGGTGAGAAGGATAAGACCGAAGATGAAGATGAGAAAGATGGGGAATAGTGAATAGTGAACACAGCAAGCTGTGATTTTGCCAGCGGGGCAGACGGGCGGCATGAATGAACCCCGATATACATTGGGATTGGAGTTTGTGATGAGTCAGAAAAAAACAGATAAAAAACAGATGCCGGTTGCGGCTTTTAACCTGCCGATCGGACAATGCAGCTTTATTGGTGATGGCGATCAGGCTAAAAAACTCAGACTTACACTCTACGACGGCTCGATTGTCAAACATTGGTACTGGGGTAATCTGGCGTTTGATCTTAGCTCGATGAAGCTGGCTAAAAAGTCCGTTCCGATTCTGGCTGATCACGATACCGCCAGGCGGATAGGGTTTTCTGATAATGCGAGCTTCGATGGGAAGTTTGTCCTGGAAGGTAAGCCGCTTAATAACGAAGACGCGGCGGCTATACAGAGGGATTCGGATGAGGGGTATCCGTTTGAGGCGTCGCTGCGGTTCGATCCGGACAGGTCGAAAATTGAATATATTAAAGATGGACAGGTCGTTACTGTCAACGGCCGGACGCTTACGGGGCCCGGCGCGCTGATATCTAACGCGATGATAATGGAAGGCAGTGTGTGTACCTTCGGTGCCTTAACCGACTGCCACACGGAAACATTCACAGATTATATGGAGGGCATTGCTATGCCAGAGAAAGATGAAAAAAACAAAAATGAACAGCAGGTGGCGGCGATGACCGTCGCTAAGTTCACCGCGGAATATCCGGAGATATTCGCAGAGGTGACGAAAAACAGCTTTGAGGAAGGGCAAAAGGATGTGCGGGATGCGTTCGGAAAGTTCGTCGAGAAGTTCGGCGATGATCCGGAGTTACTGGTTCAGCAGTTCGCCAAAGGGGCGTCTCTGACAGATGCCATAACGGCACAAAACGCCAAACTCAAAAAGAAACTGGCGGATAAAGACGGCCAGCAGGCGGCCCCGGCGGCGGACGGTAAACCGGTAGTTGATCCGGCACTGCAGGAGTTCTCCGATGATGCGGCTGACGCTAAACCGGCGGAGGCTAAGCTGCAGACTGATGAGCAACTCAAAGAAACGTTTGCAAAGTCGGCTGAGCTGCAGGATGAGTTTGGCGGCCGCGTGGAGGACTATGTGGCGGTTGTTCGGGCTGAAGCGGATGGGCGTGTTCATATCAGTTAACAGTTAACAGTAAACAGATAACAGTCAAGAAAAGTAGTGAATAATGAATAGTGAATAGTGAATAATTGCGGTGTCCGCCGTTGGCGGACGGCTGATTATTAGAGAGGTGAAAATAATGGCAAGTGATAAAGAAATAATTAGACAACTTACTGAGCGGGTCGAGGAGCTGGTCGAAGCAAACGAGATGCTTACCACACGGCTGGCTGAGGTGGATCAGCTGGATGCGATAAAGCTGGCCGCTAAAAACACCACGCTCAAAAAGAAGGTTTCCAACCTGACCGATCAGCTTAAGGCTACGGGTGGGGCGGCTCCGGTGAATATCCGCGGGTTCCTGCTGGGACATACTGACCCGTATGGGATGGGTGCGGTGCGTGCGTATCGAACCTGTGGCGGGCGATCAACCCAGCATGATGCGTTGCCGTTTGTGCTGCCGGATAAGGACGCGGCAACTAAGACGGCGATTAAAAGCTATATCGTGCGGGCAGAGGGTGCCGGCGATAAGGATCGGGCTGAAGCGGCACGGAAGAAGCTGGCTGCTATCAGTTAACAGTTAGCAGTTATAAGTTAGCAGTTAAGAAAAAGTGAATAGTGAATAATGAATAGTGAATAATTGTGGTGTCGCTTTGCGACGTTGTTTATTCGCGGATTTAAAAAACAGTTTAACCACGAAGGACACGAAGGGTACGAAGGCTTTGTGAAATTCGGAAATAGAGATTGTGAGGTAATACGATGAGTGCAGCATCATTAGGATCAAGAGCGATTATAGGCCGGTTCTTCGCTGAACTGGCCGCGTATATAGGGGCAAGCTGGATACCAAACATATCCATGTTGTTTACAAGTGATCAGGAGTCGGAAACCTATAAGTGGCTCGGCCAGTCGCCGATGCTTCGTGAGTGGATTGGCGGTAAGAACGCTAAGGGGCTCCGCGATTTCGGGATGACTATCACGAACAAAGACTTCGAAGCGACCCTGGAAGTACTCCGGTCAGAAATCAGACGTGATAAAACCGGCCAGGTAATGATCCGTGTGGCCGAACTTGCTAAGCGGGCTGGCGGGCACTGGGCTAAACTGCTTAGTACGTTGATTACCAACGGGACCGGTGATACGAGCGGTAATTGTTATGACGGTCAGTATTTCTTTGATAGTGACCATAGCGAAGGCGACTCCGGTACGCAGCTTAATCTGTTGACTAACTCGCAGGTTGGGGCGCTGGATGTGACAACCGCTACGGCTCCGACACAACTGGAGGCAGCCAAGGCGATACTCGGTGTGATCGGGTATATGCTTGCCTATAAGGACGACCAGGGTGAGCCGATGAATATGGATGC